GTTCAATTTTAAATTTAACAATCGTTTTAATTTGTTCGTCTACTCCAAGCATCAGTTACGCTTTCTGTGAACCGAATCGATCTCTCAACTCCTGTTACTGAGTTGCAACACATTGAAGTGAATTGCATCTTGGCTGAGATTTGTCGTACTATTAGACATAGTCCGAACTAACGGGTAAATCTTGATCTCTCTCTCTCTGATTTTCTGATTATGACAATGTATTGTGAAATGTGTCGTGTCCGATGTGAAACTGAGCAGCCGTGGCTTGACCACCTGGCGGGGCGTAAGCACCGTTCAAATGTGTTCCGTATGAAAACGGACAGGCGACTCGATGAACTGAAGGACTGGCGCAATCCTTTGATTGTTGATGATGAATTCAAATTGGAGGAATCCATTCCTCAGGTGAAGCAGGAAGTCCCACTCTGTAAAGCGCTTAAAGAAGCGGCAGAGGTGTTGACGTCCTTAAAGGGTCATGTCACTCAGGCTCAATGCCGGCTCAACTTAGTTGGTGCTGCTGCAATACTCCTTGTGATATTTGTCCTGTCTTCTACATGGTGGATGTTGGGTGTGAGAGCGGAGAATGGTGACTCTTTTGTCGCTGTGGCTTCGAATTCCTGGGCTTTTGTAATCCTCTGCTTAATTGCAGGCTGGTACGTCGCGAAGGCGTGCTTGTGGGTGAAAGAGTCCGTGGAAAGAATTGTCGAGAATTTGAATCAACGTGTTACATCTATCGAAAGGTCGGTGAATAATGTTGGTGTCAACATTGAGCAGCAAGTACAAAATGCCGGCATTCAAATACAACTTTCCGTGGAACAGAAGGTAGCGGAGATAGAGCAAAAAGTCTCTTCTTTCGTGGCTCCTGTTGCCTCCTCAGTTCAAACTGGGGTAAGCGTCGCTACTATGGCAGCGATGGTCGGTGCAGTGTATTATTTGTGTCGTTCGTTATTTGTGAGACACGCTGAAAAGAAGGAAAGCTTAGAAAAGCTTACTTCAAGTAAGGTGTTTAAACTGTTTGATTGTTTGGCATTAACTGTCATCGTTCCTATGATGCTCTATAATGGTCTATCTTTCGCATTTGATATGTGGAAGCAGGTGAAGTTCATCGCTCAGATGGCTTCGACAGCTTGTACTGGGGTTTCGATCCTTGGTAGTTTGTTTGGCGGCAATGAAGTCGCGCCTGCAATGAGTATGGATCATGTGGAGTTTGTGCAAGCGAGCGTCAGTAAATTGACTGAGACTATCGATAAAAAGCTCGAGGAACGAAAGCAGGGTAAAGATGATGATGTTAAATCTGATTCTGAATCCCTCCCTCTTACAGCTGAATTGTCGTTAGATACACCGGCAGCTAAAGTTAAGCCTTTTATGTTAGAGTTGCAGCGTCAAGCTGCTCTTCTTCCGAAACCATTGGCTTCAATATCAACTGCTAGTGCGCCTCGCGTGCCTGGTGATACGCGTGGGTTAGGATATGTCGCGACATCGACTACTCCTACCCTTGATGTGCCTTCTAAAGCCTTTGATGCCCTCCGTGAGATGTGGGGCCAGACAGAAGATCTGGTTCACCTCAATGCATTGAAGAAACAGTGTACAGAGCGACCGTGGCTACTTCCAGTAGTTATGATTGTTCTGTTCGCGGTTCTGCTCTTAGTAGTCAAAGTGCTACATAAGGAAGAACGCAAAGGCAGAAAGAAGGAAAAGTCTAAAGCTAAAGCAGAGAAGGCTGAAGCAAGGACACAACAACCGAGGAAAAATGCCTCGAAAGATAAGACGGCGAAAGTCGCTCACAAACCTGAGAAAAAGGAAGCTCAGGATGGTTGTTGTCACGTCACAACTGGAAAACATATCTGCCCGTGGTACAAGGCACATCACAAGATTGATATCAGCGCGAAAAAGTGTTGTAACATTCATTGTGGTGGCTTGAAATGTATGCATTGGCGTGAGTGTGATCCCCCAGGATACCCTAGTCTTACCGCCATGCCTGAAAGTAGTGTTGAAACGAAATCAGAGTGTGTGCACCAAGCTAATCAGCTGAAGTGCAAGAAATGTGGTTGGACTTATAGTGTGCAGGAAGGTGCCAAGTCTAAAGCGAAACGTCAGAAAACTAGAGCTGGAAAGGTGGCGCGTGGTGCGAAAGCCCATGCTTCATACCAAAAGCCTGGTGATGATGACAATTCAGCGATTTGGACCCGTGATAACGGAGGCAACTTGGTGAAAACCAAGAGAGATGACAATTTTGTTGTTCCCTCTCACCTCCCGCATGCTGGTCTCCTCAATGATTTTATGCACGGAACCAACGAATCCGCTCAACGTTCGGCAGCATCAAAGCTGTTAAACGCTGTGAGTAAGGTGAAGAAAGACCTTGACAAGAAACACCCTAAAGGGAAGTGTTCTGTCTGTGGTGTAGTTGGCCATGTAGGAAAATCGTGTCCAAACAAGAGTTCACAGCCCTGCTACTTTTTCAAGAAAGGAAATTGTAAGTTAGGTGAAAAGTGTGAATTTCTCCATAAATCAAAAGACATTCAAGAGTCTGCGATAAATGGGAAACGCTTTGATATTGGCAAAGTACAAGGCGCCCTTGGATTGGCACGCATCGGAACACGCTGTTTGAACGCAGTGATGATGTGGAATGTGATTGTTGTGTGTGAGCACATATTCAAAGAAGAAAGCGATAATATCAAATTCTCTTTTCGATTTAACGGAAACGTGGTCGAACATACCGCACCGAGAAGTTCAGGCAAGAAATTGGCCTATGATCTTCTTTGTTTTCCCCGTCCCTCCTCTTTGCAGGAGTTTCCACAGTTGCAACATGCATTTCCTGTAGTTGGCCGAAAGGTTGCTATGTATGCATATGATACTGATGAGAAATTTGCGAACAGTAATGTTAGCTGGGACGCAGGAAAAATCTTGCGCATTCAGGATGAGGTGGACTCAATGTCTGTCTCTTGTGTGACGAAGCATCAAGTCGGAATTTATAAGCTGTCATCGATTGATGGTAATTGTACTGGTGTTGTAGTCGATGCCGAATCAGGCAAAGTGGTGGGATTCCACAATTCGACTCGTGGTGGAGTTGAGAACGTGTTTCTCACCATCACACCGCAGATTGTATCTGCGGCCACCGGTTCTCCTCAGAAAAACTAGATGTCCCACTACCCGAGCTCCCCCTTTGGGAGAAGTGGTATGAAAACTACGTAACCAAAGAGGTTTTTAAGCATCGAAGCTTGGAGCCTGGGATATTAGTGGGACGTCAGTCTGAGGACTTGGATTGGAATGAAATCTCTCCCGGAGATCTTCCGTGGAGACCATCAAATCATTTTCATCATTACTTTGTTAAGGGAAATGTCGATTTCGTAGGCAGAGCCAACCGCTATGTAAAACAGGGCGGCGACGAATGGGCACCTAATACATCGTTAGATGAATTCTGCTTAGAGAAGAAACTCTTTGTTGGAACAGCTTATCGTGGGGTCATTCCCAATCTGAACGCCTCTTTTAAGAGTGTTAGTAAGTATGACAAAGCACAGCCTCAATTGAATGAGAAAAGCTGGGCTATTGCCGGAGAATGGACTCTACAGCATTTCATGCGACACATGGGCGGATCACATGTACTAAGCGAGGAAACTTGCGTTAAGGAATGTGACCGGACAACGTCTGTGGGTTATCCAATGTCTCTTGATTTCCACTCAAAAGGTGGTTTCTTGGATACGGGTCCCAAGCACATGCTTGCTGATTTTTGGAAAATGCTAGGAAATGAGGCAGAACGGCCTATGCGACCTATATGGACGTGTAGTCAGAAGCGAGAGCTTCGTGCCGCGGAAAAGTTGTTAGAAAATAAGATTCGCACTTTTACGGCCTCACCGGTGGAGCATTCAGTTGCCCTTAACCGGTTCTGTCTTGATATGAACACAAAGTTCTATCAGACCAACGGTAAGACCTGGTCTTTCGTTGGAGCATCCAAATTTTTACAAGGTTGGAATGCACTTTTTGCGCGCTTGAGCGTCCACCCCCATGCCTTTGAGCTAGATGAATCAGAATATGATTCTAGTCTTTTTGCGCGGGCCATGTATGGCCAAATGGAGATTAGGTGGCAAATGCTGAGCGAGGAATTCAAAACACCTGAAAATTCTCGCAGGTTTCAACGCCTGTATGACGACATAGTTCATTCTGTGATTGTTCTTGAGAATGGTGAGCTTATTCAGAAACACACTGGAAACCCGTCGGGATCAGCCAATACTATTGTGGATAACACCATGATTTTGTTTCGGTTGTTTGCTTACGCTTGGATAGAATTAGCTGAGAAGAAATTCGGAACTGCAAATGCTGCTTCGGTAGCTGCTGCGATGACGAGTGATGTATCAAAGCGAAACTACGAAGGTGATGTGTTCGGAAGCTATGAGGACTTTATGTCTAATGTTGCGGCTGCCTTGAATGGCGACGATAACACGTTTACAGTGTCTCAACTGTGCGTGGATTGGTTCAACCCTAAGACCATTGCCCCATTATGGAGTGGTATCGGTATCACTACCAAGACCCCTTGTGAGGAGCCTCGGCTCTTGAAGGACGTTCAGTTCTTATCGCAAGGTTTCAGATACGAGCAACCTGATGGCTCGAGCTCTGGAGTCTGGTTACCTGTTCCAGACACAGAACGTGTTTTGTGTTCCCTACGGTGGGGTTCGACTGTTGACGATGTTCGTTGGCATCTGATGAGAGCGTATGCGTTGCGGATTGACTCTTGGGCAAACCTTGAGTGCCGTACCTTCATTCAATCGTATATTGAGTGGATCTGGAATCATCCAGAGTACAAAGAGCAGTTATTTGGTGAGATAAACGGCTTGTCCATGAGTGACATTGACGCAATCTATAAATCCAATGATTGGTGTTGGGCATTGTATGCCGGACTTGAAAATGTAAAGGGCTCCCGCTTTTCGGTAAGCGCTGCAGCATCCCTTTTAAAAAGTCTTAGAAATCATTTTGAATCTACAACATCTAACTCTCTTCCTTCTTCTTCTTCTTTCTTACTCTCATCACCTTCTATTTCCTGCTAAAATGTCTGGCCCAAAAGGTAAGGCACAAAAGAAAGCTGCCAAAAAGGCAGCCAAGCAGAAAAAGAAAGGTACTTCCCGAAAAACAAATCACCCGAAGAAAAATAATTCGGGTCCTACGATAGCTCCGCCCAAAAATGTGGCGAGCTCAGTCACGGATGGTGTTAATGTGGGTACGGTTTGGAAAAATTCCAACCAAGTGAGAGATCACTTCAATCGTCGCTTTGAAAAAGTGATGGATATCCCAGTAGCATCAACAGCGTTTGCCTTGATCCAGAATTTCTTTCTGAATCCGGGCAATTCTTTGCTTTTTCCAGTTTTCTCCCAGATTGCCAGTACTTATGAGGAGTACATCTGTCATTTGCTCAGATTTTGGTATCGTGGTGAAGAATATATGGCTTCTGGTACTTTGACTTCCGCTGGAATCATTGCCATGGCCACGAATATGGACCCAGATGATTCTACGTTCACTAACGTGTCTCAGCTGGAAAACTACGAAGGATCAGTTTCTGGTCCACCCTTCGCAGGGCATTTCGTGCACGATGTGGGTGTTGCCCACAAGAGTCGAGGGCGAAACCGATCAAAAGGTGACGCATTAGCTCTGAATCAATATTTCGTGTTTAGTTCTGCAAACATCGCTGCTCCTACAGGTCAGGCCGCAAAGTTCTACGACATGGGTCAGTTTCAGCTGTGTTCCAATGGAGCACAAGCTGCGACGCCTGCCGGTGAGCTTTGGGTCGAACATGAATGGACGTTGATACGGCGCAAACAAGAAACGCCTATTGGTCAACAAGTCTTGTATGCACACGTGGTTGAGGGACCGCTTGCATCTGCCGCTGCTGCTGGCTCGGCGTTCTTAGGAACAACGGGTGGCACTTTGGCGACGGGATCAACAATCCCGGTGGTCTCTACAACGAGCACTTTTACGTTGCCTATTGCAGGAACGTTTGTGCTTACCTTCTCAACAGTTGGTTCTACTACTGTTGTTGCGACGTTTTCGCCTGGTAGTAATATTACTGCCAAGCCTACTATCTTAGTGGATAGCTCAGCTGCTGCAGCAAATGCTGTGGCAGCGGGAACTTCGGTTCAGGTCGCTGTGTTTACGGTGTCAGCAAATGGCACAGGGGCGGCAAACACGATTACAATATCGGGTTTGACCAGCTTGGCGGCTGGTAAAGTGGATATCTTCATCACCCAAATTAGTGGTGGTGCACTTCTCGCCCTTAAGTCGAAAGAAACTCAGAATGAGGCTTTCGCAGCGTTATGTGAACGCTTTGCAAAACTCGAAGAGAGATTTGCTCGTGCTCCTACACTTAGTTTAACGACGGTGTCGGAGCCCGATACTCCTTGTGAAGAGATCAAGGAGACAGATGGACTCGAATCCTCTGTTCACATCTCCAAGTCGACTGCTGAGCAGCTTCTTAGGGGACTCGGATTGCGCAAGTAATTGTGCTTTCTTCTCTTACGGTGTGCGAACTCCCGTTACCATGTCGCGTGTTATAAATGATGGAATTATCAGTGTGAAGAACCTGCTAGTTTTTAAGCTCTTAGAGCACGCAGCAGTTGAAAGTTCGTTGGTGTATTTGGAACAGGCTGTGGTGGCCTCGAAATATCCCGGCTGAAACAAACCGGTAATGTCTCCGTTTACTCCTATCACATATGATGACCAATTCATTTCTCGCCTTTGGTGGAGATGTAGTTCATCGTTGATCTTGACTTTGTTGTCTTGCTCCTCTGTTTTCCGACCGAGAATAAACTCGGTAAATTTTTCATTGTGTAGAGCAATATCCATTAGTTATAAACTTGTGACTAGGCTGCTTAATGTGGCTTCAAGTACGTTTTGGACAATAG